GAAAGATGGCATAGCCAAGACTTACGCAGCATGGGACTTGGGGATAGGCGACTCTACTGCTATCTGGGTTTGCCAGAGAGTAGGCTTAGAGACAAGGCTTATCGACTTCGTTGAGAATCACGGGCAAGGCTTGGATTGGTATGTGAACTGGCTCAGGACGAACAACTATGAGCTTGCAGAGCAGTTACTTCCGCATGACGTACAAGTGAGGGAATTAGGATCAGGCAGATCAAGGCTCGAACTTTTACAAGAGGCAGGCTTAAACATCACGATAGTCCCAAGGATGGGCGTAGATGACGGGATACAGGCCGTGAGAAGGCTGATTCCTTACTGTTGGTTCGACCCTAAGACCAAGCGCGGTGTGGACGCGCTACGCAATTATCGGAGACAATACGACGATAAGCGTCAAGTCTATTGGGACAAGCCTCTTCACGATTGGGCATCTCACGCAGCAGACGCATTTCGGTATTTAGCGGTCGGGATGAATGAGACAACGAGTTGGTCCAAGCCTCTGAAACCTAACGTATCTTGGGTGGTCTGAAATGGATGATGGTCGGCTAAAAGCAATCCTACAAGGCGAGATCGACAACGCCATTGGTTTCTTAGAGACAGAGACCGTCGAGCAACGCAAGAACGCGCTCACTGCGTATATGCGAGACCCCTACGGCAACGAGGTCGAGGGCAGGTCTCAGATTGTTACGGGTGAGGTCGCAGAGGCTGTAGACGGGATGCTGCCGCCTCTTATGCGTCTCTTTACCTCTGCGGATCAGATCGGTGTGTTCGAGCCTGTAGGGCCAGGTGATGAGCCATTAGCAGAGCAGGCTACCGAATACTGCAATTGGGTGCTGATGAAGCAAAACCCAGGCATTGCGATCATGCACGATTGGTTTAAAGACGCGATCCTTCAGAAGGTCGGGATCGTCAAGGCTTACTGGGATGATTCTATTTCGGTCAACAAGGAGCAGTACGCGAACCTGACCGACGATGAACTTGCGATGCTTTTGTCTGATGGGACGATGGAGATCGCAGGGCAAGAGACGATAGAGCAAGAGATGGACGGGCAGATCATGCGTGTCCATAACGTAGCCCTTATGAGAAAGACCAAGGCAGGTAGGGTCAAGATCGAGAATGTTCCTCCAGAGGAGTTCCTGATCTCCAAGGCAGGAAAGACCGTGAGAGACACGCCATTTGTCGCGCATAGAAAGCTCATCACGAGGTCAGACCTGATTGCGATGGGGTTTGATGCCGAGATCATCATGAACCTGCCGGTATACAACGACCTTGAGTTCTCTGCCGAGTACATTGCAAGATACAACCGAGACGAGCAGCCCTTCATGGAGCCTAGTCTCGATAAGAGTATGCAGACGGTTGAGGTGTTCGAGTGCTACCTAAAGACAGACTACGATGGTGATGGGATTGCGGAGCTAAGGCAGGTTTACTTCTCTGGGAACGAGATACTTGCAAATGAAGAAACCGACTACGTTCCGTTCTACTCTATTTGCCCTATTCCGATACCTCATCGCTTTTTTGGGGATTGTCCTGCTGATCGTACAGTCGATCTCCAGCTTATCAAGACTACTGTAACGAGGCAGATGCTGGACAATATGTACCTTCAGAACAATACCCGAATGGGTGCTGTCGAAGGTCAGGTCAACCTGGATGACCTCTTAAGCGTTACGCCTGGTGGCGTGGTCAGGCTCAAGAATCCTGCCGCTCTAGTCCCCATACAAACACCTCCTGTCGGCCAGCAAGCCTTCCCGCTTCTTGAATACCTGGACCAGGTTCAAGCCAAGAGAACGGGTCTCACAGAGGCTTCCCAGGGTTTAGACCCCAACATCTTGCAGAACGTGACTGCTGCGGCGATTGCGGCGCTCACACAAGCATCGCAGGGCAAGATCGAACTTATTGCTCGTGTTTTTGCTGAGACAGGTGTAAAAGACTTGTTCAAAGGACTCTTACATCTCTTATGCAAGTATCAGGACAAGGCAGTCATCCTGCGGATGCGTGGGCAGTACGTCCAGTACGATCCGAGAGAGTGGTCGAACCAATACGATGTCTCAGTGAATGTGGGTCTTGGGACAGGCAACATCGAGCAAAAGATGGCGATGCTCTCAATGGTTCTTTCAAAGCAAGAGCAGATGCTCCAGATGTTGGGTCCAAACAATCCTTTAGTGTCGCTCTCGCAATATCGTGCAACGCTCGGCAAACTGGTTGAGGCGGCAGGGTTTGCGGATTCTGCTGAGTTCTTCAAGCCTGTCACGCAAGAGGTCGATCAAGCTCTTGCTCAACCCCAACAACAAGGTCCAGATCCTGCGGTTCAGATGATGATGGCCCAAGCGCAAGCAGACATCGAGATCAAGCGTCAGAAAGCAATGGCCGACATCCAGCTTGCAAGAGAGAAGGCCATAGCCGAGTTGGAGCTTAAGAAGATGGAGTTCGAGGCAGAAGCGCAGATGAAGGCAATGAAGGTCGGGGCAGGTATTACTGGCAACGTTGAGATACCAGGATAAATCATGGCTACATACAACGGCTACACAACCGATCAGCTTAGGGCGTTTGTCGATCAATACTTCTCAAACCCTAACAGCGCGGACATCCAATATTTGCGTAACCAAGGGTTGATTCCGAACACAAACCCTGACACTCTTTTGTACTTTGGCCTAACAAACATGTTAGGTTTTAGTCCTGATGTGGCTAGGTCTGCCGTGTCGGATGTTTTTGCTCCACCGCCGCAAGAAGAGCCTCCGCCTCCAGCATATGAGCCTCCTCCGGTTTACGAACCTCCTCCGGTATACACGGCAACAGATGGCACTACGTTCAGCAGTGAATCCGATAAAAACAACTATCAAACAGCAATAAACGCGCAGCAAAAGCTACGCACAGACGCGCAAGCCATAGGCATCAACTTGCCTTCATCGTGGTTTGTGATGACACCTCAACAGCAGTTTGACTGGTACGTTTCTAACAAGTTTGGAAGCGACAAACTAAAGGCTTTGGGCGTAACTGATGCAAATCTGCTGAAGGCTGTTGATGACGCAATCAAGCCGCTGACAGTAACGGATGTCGTTAACACAATCTCACAGCCAGTCAATCAGGGCGCAAACAATCAGACAGTAAATCAGACCGTAAACCAAACGGTTAACCAGGGGTCTACCGTGACTGCACCAACTCTACAGTCATGGCAGAAGCTAGACGCTTCTGGGAACATTGTTCCTAAGACGATGGCCGACTATACGTTTACCGAGATGGTTCCGTTTGCTCAGAACCTTATCGCGCAACAACAGGCGGCTGGCAAGTACATTACACCTGATGAGTTCAGAGTGTTTGCAGGACAACAGGGTGTTCCTGATAGCCAAATGGCTGCATTGGTTGCAAGCCTTAACTTCCCAAAAGCTCCCGTCGTACAACAACCCGCCGTTAATCAGCCTGTAAACAACACAAAACCATTGTCTGCGTACACAAGCGCAGAGATGATTCCGTACATACAGAATCTATTCAAAGACAATCCCAACGTATCCGCGCAGATGATCAGGCAATACGCTATGTCGCAGAATGTTCCTGCGAGCGTGATTGATGCGGCTTTGGGTGGTGTGCAAATACCGACCGCTAACTTTGTGCCTTTTACTGTTGGCGGCGGTACAACTTCACTAAAAGCACCTACAACTGATTTCTTTTACGGCGCAGGCCCGACACAGCAAGCCCCGTTTATGTTCAAGTCTGGTGCGGCTGGTTATACCCGTTTGTTACCTCAGTCCCTAGAGTTTGGTGTCCCTGCTGTCACTGGGACTAAGCCAGCATTTCAGCCTGGCATCTTTGACAAAGAGGAATTGCAAAAAAGTTATGAGAAACAGACCGGAGCAACCTACGGCGGCGAGTCGGTTCAAGATCAGTTGCAGCAAGCAAGTTACAAAGGCGGCAAGATAACCGAAGAGAAGATTGCTTACGAGAAGGGCGGCAAGGTAAAGGGTCTGCTAGGCCCAAATCCTCCGACTCCAGATGATGGTTACGGAAGTCTCCAGGTCGGCGAATACGTCATTCGTAAGAAGGCTGTCAACAAGTACGGCGAGGATTTTCTAGAGGCTCTGAATGAGTCACGAATCCCTAAAAAGAAGGCTAAAGGACTTTTATGACCCAACGTTGGGAACGAGCAAAGGCTTTACTTGGCGATGAGTTTCTGAACGAAATCTTCGCTGAGTTGGAAAAAGACAACATCTTGCGTATCATCAACAGCAATCCTGATGAGATTGACAAACGCGAAGAGGCTTACGGGTCGATTCGGGCAGTCAATCAGGTAAAAGCCCGTTTGGAAGCTATTGCCGCCGAAGGTGAGATGGTGAAAAAACGGTTTCGTATATTTTGAATTGAGGTTAGTTTATGGAAGGCAGCAACCCGCAAGGGACTAGCTTGACAGTGGGACAGGCAGCAAATGCGTTTCTAGGGATGATGGGTGGCGGCGAACCTCCGCAGGAGCAAGTTCAAGACCAACCAGACGAGCAAGAGCTTGTTGCCAGTGAATCTGAGCCAGAGGAGTCTGGAGAGGAAGTTCAAGAGGAGGAACAGCGTTTCGTAGTCAAAGCAGCAGGCGAAGAACGCGAGGTGACCCTCCAAGAACTGATCGAAGGCTACCAAAAGGGTACGGATTACCACAAAAAGACTAATCAGCTTGCCGAGCAGAGAAAAACGGTCGAGGCCGAGAAAGCTGCAATCGAGCAAGCAAAGCAGGCGAGAGATGCTTACTCAGAGCGTCTGAAGGTGATGGATAACTTTCTATCGCAACAAATGCAGGGTGAGGATATTGAAAGTCTGAAGGAAACCGATCCGATTGCTTATGCAGTCAAGGTCGCAGAACGTACGCAGCAAGAAAAGCAGTTGGCTCAATTACGCGCTGAACAGCAACGCATTGCCAGAGAGCAACAGGCCGAGCACGAAGTCGTAATGGAGAAGCGTCTTGTTGAGGAAGCTAAAAGGGTTGCCGAGGCAATTCCCGATTACGCGCATCCTGAGAAGGGTGAGAAGGTACGGTCTGAACTTCGGAGTTTTGCCAAGTCCATCGGGTATTCGGACGCTGAACTGGCAAATGCAACAGACTCTCGTGCTGTGTTGACATTGTGGATGGCAAGCCAGTACCAGAAACTGCAAAAGGCCAAGCCTGGTGTGACCAAGAAGGTTGCCGAGGCTCCCAAGATGCTTAGGTCTGGGAACGCGACAGGTAAGACCATAGCCACAGAAGCTGCAAAACAGGACTTTGCGCGGCTGAGAAAGACGGGATCTCGTCAAGACGCTGCCAGAGTATTTGAACGATTCTTATGATTTAGGAGTTAGCCT